TGATGTGACACTGGTGACGCTGCGTGGTAACGAGGTTGTTACCATGACGTGCGCATCTGCAAAGTCTGAATCAAACGCTTACGGCACCAATGTTCTCAAAGTTGATTTGAAAGAAAGTCAAAGAGGAGACTGCGGTGGCATTTATCTGGGCAGATACGGCAATTACGTGTCAATTCTAGCCTACCATGTGCAAGCCGTTTCAAATCTCCTTGGCTCGAAAGAGTTTTGCATTGGTGAAGAACTTACCATCACCGATTTAGAACCCGCGCTTCGCGCGCTTAACGATATCATTCCTTTTGGATTGGTTCCAGAGTGTGCGATAACTTCGTTTGAGTGTAATATACACAAGGATGGCAGCGGGAGGGAAATTCTCCTTTTACCACTACCTGAATTGTCATCACTCAATGTGGCTGTTAGCCGCGGTTTCTTCGCCGGTCAGGTGCTTGGCACCATTTCTCCGCCATTTCCCCTTTCTACTCTCAAGAGTGCCGTGCGTAAAACAACTATGCATGATGTTCTTGTTCCAAAAGTGAGAGAGCTTAAAGGTACTGATGAGTACTGGACTGCTCCTCGTTTTAAGGGGAAAATGATGCTTGACGGTGATGTCGAAGTGTGGCATGATCCATATGTTCGACAGCTTCTCGTGAATAGTCCTGTACAGTCCCCACTTTGGTGGTGGGAAGAGGCTGTGAATGACTTTCTTGATGGCATTGACAATTTACCCGGACGCGATTCAGTTCGCCCTCTCTCGGATTACGAAGCCTGGTATGGCGTTGAAGAAACTGATTTTGACTCAGTGAATTTGAAAACGTCTGCCGGGCCTCCATTTTGTCGCCCAAAGAAAGAATTTGTCATTTTCGATCATGAAAAGAAGACAGTTCACGTGGATTCTCGAATTGAAGAACACATTGTGGAAATAATGGACATTATTAACTCTGGACGAGTTTTTGTCCCTACTTGTTTCCATACTCTCAAAGATGAGCCTATTTCTATTTCCAAGAACGATGCGTGCAAAGTTCGTGTTTTTAACACGATGTCTTGTGCGCTCAATTTTCTGATTAAGAAATATTTTGCTCCACTTGTGGCCTTCATGAAATCTTTTCCGTGGTTTTTCGAACAGTTGCTCGGCTTGGATATAGCTTCCATGTCGTGCGATGAGCTCGTCAATCACTTGCAAAAATACTCCATTGACCGTTTAGGTGACGGTGATTACGCGGATTATGACAATACTACGCCAATGGAGTCTCGGGTGGCTGAAGCCACTGTCTGGCGCAGGATCTCGGTCTGCGTGGGCTACACGCCCGCTGATCAAAATATCGTTTTTCTACTAGCATTTTCTTGCAGTATTACTATACGATTCATTAAAAATGACCTTGTTCTTGTTGTCGGAATTAATCCTTCTGGCTCAAATATTACCATTAACTCTAACAATGTGATTAACTCACTTGTTTTTCGGGTTACATACTTTGAGTCAGCTCGTCGCCAGGGATTTGCGACGCCACTTTCAGCGAAGTATGGTGACACCAGTTTGCTTAATGCTAGCATGGTCCCTCCCTTTCGCTCGTTAGTTGGCGCCGTCTTTATGGGCGACGACAATCTTTACAGTGTTTCTCCACGCTGTTCATGGTTTGGACATTTCCAACTAGAGCAGATTACTTCACGTTTGGGGATGACTTATACAGCGGCAGATAAGTCGAAGGCAGTAGACGTCAAATGGAAAACCATTTATCAGGTTACCATTTTGAAACGTACCTTCTGGTTCGACCATCAATTAAAACGCTGGAAGGCTCCACTCCTTACAGAAAGTATCGTGAAAATGCTTTCTTTCTGCGTTAAATCTCCAAGTCTTTCGACCATTGACCATATGGCCGTTTTACTTTCAAATGCGCGGAGGGAATTGTATTACTACGGTAGAGACACATTCAAC